AGTCTCGTCATTGGTTGGCTCCTTCGTGTGCGGCGACCATCTCCCGCACCTCGTTGATGACCTCTTCGGTCGGCTGGATGTTCATGCGGCTGAACTCGTCCCAATGGGCGAAATCGAACTCGACGCCGGGGAGGATTTCCCCCAGGAGCCGCTCCGCCCACTCTGGCTCGCCGACGACCTTGCTGAAAGCGTGCCACGAAGCATCGAGTTCGAGGAATCGCGCGTAGATGTGAATGGGGATCGGGGGCAAGCCGACACGCTCGAATGAGCGGTTGATCTTCATCCGCCCACCGTCCCCGCTCGCTTCTCGGTAGAGCTTCACCACGGGCACGCCGTCCTTGCGCAGCCGATCGGCCCAGCCGTAGAGCCAGCCCGCTGTACACGAGATGCCCGTGAAGCCCTCGGTTTCCTCGCCCCACGCCTGGATCTCCTCGTAGGTGTATCTGGCGGCAGGATCGTGGAGCACGCTCGCGTATTTCGAGAGCCATGCTGCTGTCCATGTCGAGCCAGAACGCCCGCACGAGAAGATCGCGAAGTCGATCATTCCTCCCCCGTTCCCTGCCCCGTCAAGTGGGACATGTACTGCTGCACCATCGACGCGTAGGGCCCCGGCTTCTTCGAGTCGGGCTTCGGCTCGCCCAGCGCCTTCCAGACGGGTACACGGTGATGATCCACCAAGGACAGAACCTCTCCCGCCTTGCGGAACTGCAAGAAACTCTCCCTCGAGTTGTCGTCCTGATTGATCGTGATCGTTCTAGCCATCGGTAATTTCCCTGACTCGGATGCGGACCTTCCCCTCTCCCCGCTTCGCCTTGAACCAGAGAAACGTCGGACTGCCGATCACGCTGGGCCGGTCGTCTAGGATTACCCCAACCTCGACCAGTCCGTCTTCGATTGCCTTGAACGACGCGCAGAGGTTCGTTACGTCAGGTTCCCGAGTCGAGTGCCGCTCAAACGTGACCTCGGCTCGCTTCAGCGGCGCGTCGGGGACGTAGTGGTCACTCAGGACGACAGCGCGCACCGCATCCTTCCACGCCTTCGCGTCCGCGTGACGCTTGCGCCAGTGACCACCGCCGGAGCCCGCCACCTGAAGCGCGGGGAGGCCAGGGAGCTCGAACTCGAGCATGTACGGCATCACCCATGCCCCCCGACGAAGTGGATCACCTGCCACAGCGCCAACAGCGCGAGCCCGCCCACTACGATCAGCCACGCGTAGTCATCGTCCACGGCTCCCCCCTGACGGCACGGCGAGCAGCTTGCGCCCCTGGGCACGCAGCACTTCGCGTCGCGCCTCCCACACGCGATCGCCACAGAACTTGCACCAGCCATCGACGAGCACATAGCCCACCGACCGGGCGCGACCGCAGCCGCCCTTGCATCGCTCGTGTTGGATCAAAACGCATCCCCTCCGTAGGTGTCGCCGCCAACGACGTACGAGTAACCCGGCTTCTCGCTGTTAGGCGTGTCGGGATCGGGCAGGCGGACGAGTCCGCCCTGCGAGGGCCGCACCGCGAAGTTGCCGACGTTGCCCATCCGGCCCCACCAGGACTTGACCACCGAGACGCACTTGGTTTCGGGATCGTCCGCGTCCTTCGCGAAGTTCACCGAGAGGTCCGCGATGTGATCGAAGCTGCGCCCCTTCGTCTCGCCCGCAGCGTTCGCCTCGGAAAGCACGAGCAACCCGACGCAACCCGCCGTCAACTGACGCACGTTGAACAGGAACCGCTCGAGCCTGCGGTGGTGCGCCCAATAGTCCACCTCGTCGTCCTCGGTCATACGGAGCAGCGTCGAGAACGAGTCGATCACGAAGAGCGTGCGCTCCGTGCGGATCGCGCTCGCCATGAACTCGACCACCTCGGGGAACGGCGTCCCGTCCTCGACCATGCGGAGCGTCCAGGCTTCCGGCTGCGGCGAGCCGTCGAGCACCTCGGCCACCCGGTTGTGGATCACCGCCGCCGCCTCCGCCGCGACGTACACCACGTCCCACCCGCTCTCGGCAGCGTCGAGCGAAGCGCGCATCGCGCTCCACGTCTTGCCCGAGCTGGCCTTGCCGGACAGCAGCGTGAGGCCCTGGAAGTGCAGCAGCCGTCCGTTCTGGACGCCGCCGAGGCCGGTCGGGTAGGTCGGGGGCGGGACCAGCATGGCACTCGAGGGTGGCCGCACCCTGCCCATCGTGCGCTTCGCCGAGTTGAGCACCTGATCCCGGATGAACTCCACCGGATCGACGTTGCGGAGCAGCGTGTCCGCCGAGTCGGGGTCGATCGCGTCGAGTTCCTCGTCCCACCGCACGAAGGCGTTGCGGATCGTCGTGTCGCTGTGCGCGGCGGGGCCGTCGCAGAGCATGACGACGCCGTGTTCCTCGAGGCGCTTGGTCAGGACGGTGCCGGGGCAGGAGGGCACGGGGCAATCAATTCGAGGCATGTGGGTTCCCTCCAGCGCGCATGAAGCGCAGCGGATCATCGTCGTCGGCTTCGGGAGTCTCGGCGTCGAGGGTAGCGTCGAGCTTCGCCTTCGCTTCCTCGAGCGAACGGACACGCGCCTCCCGGGCGTACGTCCGGCGCGTCGGGTCACGTTCCCGCAGGTACGCATTCCAGCGAGCCGAGAGGATCTTGACGAAGTGGTCGCGGAACGAATCGCCCCCGCCGGACTCGATCCGAGCAGCAGCGAGAACCTCGGGCCACACCGCCTCCGCCCACACGGATCGCTCCGCCTTGGTGGATTTCGCGTTCAGCTTGAGCATCGGGACAATCCCGTTCGGATGCTCGTAGCCTTTGGGTGTGGGGGCGCTATCGCGCCCCTCTTTCTCTGCGTCTTGCGTCTTGCGTCTGCGTCTTGCGTCTTGCGTCTCGGAGGGGGCAACTCTCGGGCTCGCCTCGCCCCTGCGCTTGCCCTGCTGCCGGGAATCCCAATCCTGGAATTCCAGGGACTTAGGCCAAAAAATGACCGTCTGTTTCCCGACCTCATCAACAGTCAATCCGACCTTGACTTTAAGCGCACCGACGATGCGTCGCGCACGCGCTAGCGATTCACTGCCGGTGCACGCCATGAGGTCGACGGGTCGGAGGGCGATTCGGGCCGCTTCTTCTCCGTCCAGCCCGTCCCTAGCCCACTGGGTATTAAGCATCGCGAGCAACCGAATCATGGTCCCCAGTTCGTCGTTAGAGAGGTCGTCTCGAGCGATCGAGTCGGCGACTTTGAACCAGTGTTTTCGAGGTGTAGCCACTATCGCCGCCCCTCAAGTTCTTTTTCCGCTTCCTCGCTCACGCATTCAAACGCCACCGCATCAAAATGCCCCTCCCACACCCAACGGTCGAATTCCGCAGATTCAGAGAGTTCTTGCATTTTTGCTGCTATCGCGTTCGGCATTCTGTGAGAGGCGTCGAATTATTCAGAATTGCGAATCCGGCTATTTGACATCCTTTGATGAAGTCCCGACTCGACATCCCTCGCAACGTCAGACTCAACGGGGCCGAGCCACGCAACCACCCGCATTTCCAGTGGATTACCAGTCTGCATTTCAGCCACCCGCCGCCACGGGTCTTCGGCGATCCCAAATTTCAAGGCGAAATCGGCCCCCCACGGCAAGCGTGACGCGACGCAATAGACAGCCTTCCGACTCCGGACGCTCGGCTTAGTTCTCGCCATCGCCAGACCTCAAGTTGCTCCGATCAAAAAACGCCTGATCAACTTCTGTGATCTGCTTGACGAGCCTGTAAGCGACTGCGGCTACGTCTACGCCCTCCGACCCTATGTCTACGCGATTGTTGCGCTGGATCGCGTCAAGAAGCTCCGATACCTCTTCTGCAAGAACCCCATAGGCTTCGTGGGTCGATGTGAACGGGCCGTAACGATTCTCAGCGTCACCCGCCGTGCGAATGATCGTTTCCATCGTGGCGTCGATCAAAACAGCACCCCCTGATCCGCAACCGATCGAAGGTTCTCGCAAGCGGCTTTGAAGTAGCTGGGCTTCAACTCGACCCCCGTGAACTTCCGCCCACACTCGAGCGAAACGAACCCCTCGCTGCCGATTCCTGCGAACGGCGAAAGCACCACATCGCCGGGGTTACTCCACAGCTTCAACGCACGCCGAATCACCTCGATCTGAAGAGGACAGATGTGTCGCTCGTCTTCGTGGTCACGAGCCGAACGGAATTGGAGCGTGTCGCTCGGGTTGATGTCCATCCAGACCGGCGATGCGTATCGCTGCCAGAGTTCCACCGGGAAATCGTCGTTTGTGTGCTCGACGGGACTCTCGTTGTCGCCCGGCTTTCGCATCGTGACGAGATAGTCGGGGATGCCCTGTCGCGACATGCACGAGTCTTTCTTGATCTGCTTGTGAAGTAGGCCGAGGGCTTTGGTGCGCTGCATCGCGGTGACTGGATCTTTCCAGATGCAGACCTGGGAGTGCAGAATCCACCCGGCATCCTCGAATGCACGGATCAGTTCCCCCCGGAAGTCACGCAAGCCGATGAATCCGTCACGGACCTTTGAGGTCGGCAGATCCATGCAGTGGAAAGACACAAGCCGACCCGGCTTCGTCACCCGGTAGAGCTCCGGGACGAGGTACTTGAAGTGGTCGAAGAATGCGTCGTTATCGGGGCAGTTTCCCATATCGCGCGGATCGTCGGAGTAGGTGTAAAGCGAGGCGAACGGCGGCGAGAATACCGAATACCCGATTGACTCATCGTCGAGCCCGCCCACCACATCGACACAATCGCCGTGGTACATCGTCCACCCGTCGCCCCGCACCACTTCCCCCGTCTCGATCTTCGAGAGTGTGTGAGCCTCGCCCTGGATCTCTTCCATCATCGTCCCCTTCATGCGTGAAACCATTTCCGCGGCCATGTCGTCGGCTGCGGCCTGCTTTTTGACGATGCTCTTGAGCACCGCCGCCTCAATGTCTGTTGACACGATATGAACGTCGACGGGGTGAGACTGCCCGAAACGCCAGCACCTCCGCACCGCTTGGTAGTACTGCTCCCATGAATGCGAGAGCCCCACGAACGCCATACTGTGGCAGTGTTGCCAGTTCATGCCGAACCCCGCAATCTTCGGCTTCGTCACGATCACCCGATGCAGGCCAGTCGAGAATCCCAACATCTTGCTGCGCTTGGATTCGTCGGAGTCCGCCCCGGCCACCTGTACCGCGTCGGGGATTGCGGCCTCGAGCATGTCACCTTCGGCGTTCAGCTCGCACCAGACCACCCACGGCTCATCGCTGCCGTTGACCATCTCGGCAACCTTCGCAACCCGATCATCGAGCGTCTCCCGTCGCGCCGCCCGCTGCTCGTTCAGCGAGTTGACGGGCATCGCGAAGAGTTCGCCATCCTGAACGATGCCGGTCGAGATGTGGTGCTGGTGGGTACGGAGCGGGGGGAGGTCGAATCCGTCGTCGGGGAAATCCAGGTCCGCAGGCGTGCGGAGCATGATCGCCCACGAAGCCACCCACGCCCAGAAGTCATCCCGAGCGTGGCCCTTGAGGCGCCAGTCCTGAGTCTTGGCGGCATCGTGAACGAAGAACCGCGCAAGCATCTCCTGCATAGGCATCGCGCCCACAAATTCAGCATGGTTCCCCAGCTCGATGTGATCGTTCGGCGCGGGCGTTGCGGTGCAGGCTAGCCGGTAGGGAATTTCCGCAGCGGCTTCGATGATCGCGCTACGGATCTTGCCCGTCTGGGCCTTTAGGATTGACGATTCGTCGAGCACGATCCCCTCGAACTGTGAGGTATCGAATCGGTGCATCTGCTCGTAGTTCGTGATCGTCACATGGGACGAAACCGAGCCGTCGCGGGACACTGAAGCCTCGATCCCGAACCGCTCCGCTTCGCTTGCCGTCTGTTCCGCCACCGCGAGAGGGGTCAGGATCAGCACGTTCCCCGGAATCTGCTCTGCCCATGCGAGCTGCTGGATCGTCTTCCCGAGGCCGCAGTCCTCGAACAGGCAGGCCCGACCCTTGCGAAGCGCCCACCTCACAATCGCAGCCTGCCAATCGAACAAGTGGGGGTTCAGCGACTCTGCCTCAAACCCCACCGTGGGCATCATCAACCCTTTGGCTGTGATGTAGCTTTCGTATTCACTCAATCATCCGTCCTCGCTAAAAAGGCTCTCAATGTCAATCCCCAGGATGTCCAGCAAACGCAGCACTTTGGGCATCGAAACTCCATCCCGCCCAGTCTCGAGCCCTGAGATCGCCGAGCGGTGCCGGAAACCAGCCATTCTGGCGAGTTCAGCTTCCGACATCCCCAGATCCCTTCGCGCAACCCTCACGGATCGCCCGAATCGAAGCCTCAACGCTTGGTCAGTCACTAAGCTCACCCTCCCTGTCCTCGCGCACGATCGGCCCGAAGAGTTCCATGTGGCGCTCGTAGGGCTCCCCCAGGCTGTCGAGAATCCTCCGGCGGGTCTTCATCCCGACGAACCCCCCATTCTCGGCAGTCGCCAGCGTGCGAGGGCTCACGCCCGTTTTCGCGGACAGTTCCACTTGAGTCATCAGCCTCTCGAGGCGTAGTCGTTTGAGTCCATTCATGGCGAGCAACTTATCTGCGTCTGCAGCGATTGGCAACCCGCAAAAAAGATTAATTTTTGTGTTGACCTCGCCGAAGAGTCCTATAGAGTGACCCACATGGCGCAGGGAGACGCGCCGAGGAGGCAGAACCAATGCACGCAATCAAGCCCGAAGACGGGCCGCAGAAGCCGGTCACGATGACCGCCGAACGCTGGGCCAGCATCGAAGAGCGACTCGCTGCCCACGAGGCGGCGATGGACGAGCTCCGCGCCGACCTGTTCCAGGCGCAGACGGAAGCCAGCCGCTACAAGGCGCAGCGCGAGAGCCTGCAAGAGCGGCTCGCTGCCCTGGCTCGCGAGCGGGACGAGCTGCGCCGCTTCCGGTACGAGCTGATCCAGGGCGAGGCCGAGGGTTCCCGCGAGGTGGCGGTTCAGATTGCCGCCCGCGCCACGCTCGACCGTGACCGGGCGCTCTCTGAGGCCCGCGCCTGTCAGCAGAGCGAGAAGCAGCTTCGATTGGCTCTCCACACCGCCCACGATGGCCTGAGAGACGCTCTCTTGAAGTGCGGCGCCCCGAAGTGCGAGAAGTGCGGCGGGACCGGCTGGGAGGATTACAGGGACGCTGAGCTTGCCGAGCGCATCGAGCCTTGGGCCTATGGCGACTGCGAGGACTGCGGAGGCATCGGCCTCGAGTGGTATCCGGAGGTGACGTCGTGAGCGGCCGAAGGAGCGCGATTATGACCTACGGCATCCCGGAGCCCGGATCGTACTTCCGCGTGCCGGATGATGACACCCCCGACCCGTTCGTCTGCGAGAACTGCAACGAGGAGTTCGAGGTCGCAGAGATGGCCGACCCCGACCGGCACGGCGGAATGGAGCTTTGCGGCTGGTGCGAGGAGGACATGCGATGACCCCCGACGATCTCCGATGGAACTTGGACAAGCACGCGAAGTGGTTGCGAGGCGAGAAAGGAGGGGAGCGTGCGAACCTGACATGCGCGAACCTGACAGAAGCGAACCTGACAGAAGCGAACCTGAGAGGCGCGGACCTGCGCGGCGCGGACCTGCCGCACTTCCAGATCCCGCAAGAAGGCGAGTTGATCGTATGGAAGTCCGTGCGGGGTGGGGTCGCCAAACTGCGCGTGCCGCCCGAGGCAAAGCGCACCGCGTCACTTTTCGGTCGCAAGTGCCGCGCTGAGTACGTCGAGGTACTGGAAGTCGTCGGAGGCGACGGGACCGGGCTGTATGACTCATCCGTGGTTTACCGAGCTGGCGAGACGGTTCATCCCGACAAGTACGATGACGACATCCGCGTTGAATGCACGCACGGAATTCACTTCCTACTGACTCGAGAGGAGGCCGAGCAATGGTGATCCACGAAGACCCGAACCCGGCGCGGCTGTTTGAAGATTGCCGAGGCGTCCAATCGGAGGATATCGTGCGCGCCTACCACGAGGCTGCCGACGAGATCGAATGGCATCGCGCAGCGGCTCGCGCCGAACGGCGGAAGCGCATCCGCAACGGATTCATGGAGGTGATCGCCGTCATCGGCGGGACGATCGCCTGGGGCTGCATGATCGCAGCGGCCCTCTAAGTCTCACCGTGCAAGTTGCATGGGGGGAACGGCGGCGGGAGTTACTGCAAGAAGATTTGCCCGCTTCAGGATCGAGTCGAATGG